CACGGGTTGCTTCGCTGGAGTCGCCTGGACCGGGATATCAGCAGCGTTCACGCTGACCTGTTCCGCGATCGCCGACACTAGGTGATCCGGAGCACCACTTTCGGTTAGGTCTGACGCCGTGCGCCACCGCAGGATGTTCCCGGCGAACGCAATCTTTGGCGTATAAGGCACCACCGAGCACGCGAGCGTGGCCCGGGCGGTCGTGCCGCCGACCTCGCGGATGTAGAGGACCAGAGAGCCGACGTCTCCAACCAGCGCTGTGATGGCAGCCGTGAGCGAACCACCCACTGGTGTCCCGTTTCCGACGATTGCCGCAAAGTTCGACGTGAAAGAGAACTCGAGCTGGATGTCGTGCGACGAGCTGACCTCGACATTGCTCGGGACTCCAACCACGAACTCCACCCCCGGAGCAGTGACGAACTGAACGTCAATGCCGATTCCCTGGTCAGCAAGCCACATTCCGTATCCAATGATCACGTTGCCCTCGCTGACGCCTCTGAGACCCTGCTTTAGAGCTCCTGGGCGATAGAACATGGGAGGTTACTCCGCGGCGACGACGACACAGGCCAGGTTGGCGAGCTCAATCGTTCCGTCTACGTTTCGGCAGTAGAGCGTTGCGGGGTCCGCGATGTCGCCAACGGCCGCTGTGATCGCTGCGGTCAACAGACCGTTGGTAGGCGTCCCGGTGCCCACGATGTCGGTGAAGACATCGGTGAAGGAGAACTCGAGCGCCACGTCATGCGAGCCGCGCACGACTACGTTCGACGGAGTCGCGACCGTGAACTCGACCTCTGGCGCCGTGTTGAAGTACACGGCCAACCCCTGGCCCTGTTCGGCAAGCCAGTCGCCGTATTCCAGGATCACGCTCGCGTCGGATACCCCTGCAAGCCCTTGCTTCAGGGACGCTGGTCGAAAGAACATTGGATGGATTTCCCTTCCTCGGAAACTCTTCAGACGCCCCAGCGGGCCCGCATGCCGTTGTAGATTGCGGACACTGAGCCCATCCTGCGATGGGGAGAGCTGACGCCAGAAAGCTCTGGAACCCCAGAGAACAGGATGAGCTCGGACCAGAGCTTGTCAGTCGCTGTCGCGGACGTGTCGTCGATGAGCAGAGAACTCGCGGCGATGGGTCCCGTCGCGGTATGCTGCTCTGCTCCTAGATAGACGCCGTTCACCCACGTTTCCTGAGCCGGTCCGAGAAACGTGTAGTAGCGAAAGACGCACCACGCGACTGGACCAGCGAGAAGCGAGATGTTGCCGATCGTCTGGTACGAGTTACCAGTAGTCGACGTCCATCGACGGGTCTGTAGATTGGCGCCCGATATGGCCAAAGGGTTCTCGAATCCGCTGGATCCCCACCACCACACCGGAGACCTCGCGGCCCCCGTGTACTCCCACACGCCCATTGCGGTATAGTTTGCGGACTCCGCGTTCGCCATCGCGCGCACCGTCGCGTCTCCGCACTCCAGCCAGCACGCGCGCCCCGACTCTCCGTGAGGGACAATCTGCCCCTTCCTGAGCTCGTCGTAGTACCGGGGGCGGTTCGCGTCAGTTCCCTGCGTGATGTCGGGTCCACCGTAATATGACGCTAAAGCACCGAGGCGGTCTTCGCCTGAAGTATTGTAGATCACGGCTCCAGACTGCCAAGCTGGCCCAAAAGACCACCAACCGCGCAGCGTCAGCCCCGAGAGCGCCCCGAGTTGCCGAGGGCTCTGGCCGCGGAATCCACCGAATGGCTGCACAGCTACGCGGCGCTCCTCGTCCGTGGTGCCCGGTGCGAAAGCAGGACGTTGCATCGGACATTCGTCGTACCAGATGTGGCCGTAACGCGGAACGTCGTGTTGCCCGTGATGGAGCAGTCCGCCGTAAGGTCAGCTTCCCACGAACTCGACACAACTTGCTCGACCGTCGGGTCGTTGAGGATGACGGAGCCGGCGGCGTGGTAGACTACGTGGGCCGTAAAATCGCAGTACCCGCAGGTGTCTAGAGCTCCTGGTCTCCAGGCCTCGATTCGAACGTCGATGAACAGGCTCTGCCCCTCTACGATCGCAACACCCGCGTCGCTCGTGATGGTGCCGATCGCGTAGTCCTTTAGCGTCGTGGCGCCAGCGCCGGCCGTGACGGCGACGTCGGAAGATGTTTCGGACGTGCGGAATCCTACGCCAGCCCGGAGCTCGATCTCCTTGGTCGTTGCGTCCCATGTGCTGTACATGCCGTCGCCGAGCTTGACGACGTCTGTCCTGCCGATGTCTACGCCGGCAACGGTCTGCCACAGAACACCCAGGATGTGCTGCAACCAAGGGGAGGTCATGAAAGAGACGTTCGCCATGGTGCCTCAGAACTTGTATGTGATGGTTGCGCCGTAGACGACGAGGCCAACCAGCGCATTCGCGCCGGACTCCCCATAGACTCGAAGCTCGTAGGCATTCGCGGTACTCATTGCCACATCTGCGGTTTGCTCGACCACGTGGATAGCCTGGTATGCAACTGCCGACCCGCTTGGGTCATTGACTGCGGCCGCAGCCGCTCCCCACGCTCCGTCCATGGCCGACATCGCTTTGCTGTAGAGCTGAAAGAACGGGACGAACCCCAGCGGCCAAGCGTGACCACCGGCGCCCTTGAGTTTCAGTGAAATCGCGTCAATGCTCAGGCCTGTAGCCGGTGTCGGCAACGCGAGCTTGAATAGCTCCACGCCAGCAACAGCGTCTTGCTGCAGAGCCTCGGCCTGCTCCATTGCAGCAACCTGCGAAAAGTCGTTCAGGTAGTGAGCAGACGACGCGAGCAGATTGACCGTGAACTGAGACGACCGCAGGTAGACCAGTCCGTTGGCGATCCTCTGCAGCATGTCGATGTTGTTGATCGCATTGTCTGCGTTTCCGTTCGCTGGGCACGGCAGTGTAGCTGGCCACGTCGCTGTGCCGGTGACTGAGCCTGTGAAAGCCATTGGCTTTTGATCCTAGGGATATGGTTGAACTTCGATCGCCGCGTAGAGTCCGCCGCCGATATCGAAGCGGACCTCGCGGCAGACCCATTGCACCGGCTTCCACTTCATCACGAGCGCGACGATGGAGCCGATCTGCGTAGCCGTGATGCCTTCGATGCCGATAAACTCGTCGTCGCCAATGGCTGCTCCAGCTCCGATGATTCGCTCTGCGAACGGGTGGTCGCCGGCTGGAACTACCACCCAGAACTGCGACTTCGGTCCGACCGGTGGTTCTGCTGGCCACTGATACGCATCGTAGATTTCGACGTTGTCACCGAAGCCATAGAATCCCATCTGCTCTTTGATGGCGGGCCTTCCTGGCAGCGTATAAGTATCCCAAGCGTTGGCGCATCGTTCAGCATGCTGATACGTCGTCTCGGTCTCGTATCTCTGGATGCCGCGCTCCCACGCCAGGGCAGGCAAAGCATCGGTAGCGAGGTACGGGTCGCGAAGCAGCGCTCCGCGGCTGGCGAATGTCGCTACGTGGCAAGCGATGTCGGCGGCCAACGTGAAGACGCATCCGACGAAGCCGCCGCCACCTCCATCCGTCTGGTCGTTGAGCAACCAGCTAGCGACCTCTTCTCGCAGGGCTTCGACGAAGATCATGACGTGGCCGCCGTATACGTGAGCGTGAGGGCCCCTTGGGTGACTACGTCGAAGTTGACGACGGCATGGTCCGCCGCTGGAGCCGTCAGCACGATGGTGCGCACGACTTCTTCTCCCGCATGCCGCGCGGACCGAATAGCGGCTCTGACATCCTCGACCATCACGATGTTGTTCAGCCCTGCACCGTAGAGAAATCCGTTGATCGGGATGGTCTTGAACCAGGCCGTCAACGCGGCCTCGACGGCGACCTGAGCGTCCGACGCCGAAAGGTTCGGGTCGTAGTAGACTGTCCCCGTGATAGCGAGCACGTCGGCTGCTGCAGCAACAGCCAGCGCTGTCGCGCTGCCGAAGAACCTGAGGTCTAGCGCCGCCTGAGCCGCGGCTACTGGTCCAGCTCCCACGATTCCAGACTCACCGGCAACGTAGGCGTCAAACGTGTAGTCTCCCCTCGGGTTGCTGTCGTCGACCGTGACGCGCTTGATCAGCGGGTCGGCGTTCAGGCAGATGTTCACGACGTGGTCGTATATGGTTTCTCCCTCGCTCAGCGTCGGCCACTTCGTGCGGCACCGGAGGCGGTAGGCTTCTGCCGTTTCCTTGTCTAGTCCCGATGTCTGCAGCGCCCCGTCCGTGATGGTAACTCCCGCGTAAGTCGTCTGCAGTTGCGTGATGGTGCCGGCTCCAACCGTCGACGCTGCACCCGGGACCTCGGCCTCAAACAGGAACGTGACGACCGAACCACCCGCAAGCGCGTACGGGTAGACGATGCTGTTGCCCGCGACGTTGCGGTACGTGAACTCACCATCCGTGGCGACCACGTCGCTCACGTCCAGGTTGTGCGGACCCTCTCCGACTTCGCACGTCAGCTCGAGCAGGTACTGCGCCGGGCTCGCGCCCGTGATTGGCTCGTCGTACTGGCTGTAGCCGTAGGCTTCCAGGGCCTCGTCCTCTGCGGTCTGCAGGAGATGCGCATCCTTCAGGGCAACTGCAACCGAGGTGAACTTTGACCAGATGTAGGAGCCGATCTCCACGCACCCGAGCACGAATGATCCAGGCTGCCACGACGTGGCCGTGAACCCTACGCCCTGCAGCATCGTCAAGATCGACTGCTTGCATTCGGTCTGCGGGAGTTCGACGATCTCCGACCACTTCATCGTGTCACCCTTGCTCGAGGCTAATCAGCGTCGCTGCTGCCTCGTCGATCGACATCGTGAACTTGAGCTCCGTCCCATCGTCTTCTTTGACCAGCGCGAACTTGAGCTGGTACTCCACCCCGACTTGCTCTGCCTTGACGGTGCAGGCCCGGAGCCGTTCGTCGGTCAGGACTTGGCGCTTTGCCAGTACCTCAATCTGAGTGGTCGAGTACTTGCTGAGCAGCGCCCGGCGGAGGTCGATGCCCCAGCCCAGGAATGGCAGCTTGTCCGACGCCTTCGTTAGGCCCCGCACGGCGAGCTGCACAATCTGGAGATCGCCCGAGACCTCCGGCATTGACGGAACCAAGCCGTCCATGCAAGAGATGTCGGTGCCGGTGTCTGTCGTCATGGGCCATCCTGGTCAAGATCTAGGGACGCCTACCAGCGCCGGAGTAGGGATCGGGCACGCGGCAGACGCCCCTAGATCTGGGTCAGAGAATCGGAATCGGTGCGGGTGGAGCTGGTGGGGCAGAGCCCGGAACCAAAGCGCCAAGGTTGGCGGCATGGATTGCGGTAGCGGCTGCGTTGGCCGAGTCGCTGAGCGACGCGCTCCCTGTGGTGTTGGCCGCGAAGGCCGCCGCGAGAGCTGCGGAGATCCCAGCGAGACCAACGGGGGGAACGATTGGCGGAACGAGGATGATGGGGGCCGTGATCCAAATGGTCGGAGCGAGGGTCGCGATCGCGGCCCAGAATGCCGTCACGCCGGCCGTGAGCTTGGCCGCAGCCGCACCCGTGACAGAGCAGCCAGCAAGAGCTCCCTGCATGGCGGCCAGGCCAGCCGCGTAGCTGCCCGGCGTTGCGACTGCCGCTCCGACCTGGCTCTGAGCGAAGTACGCGTCCCAGGCCGATACGAATGCCTGAATAGCGTCTGCCTCGGTGTCTGCCGGCGCCATTCCGGACAGGCCACTCGCCAGTGTGGCAGACGCCATCGGCATGGCTACTCTGCCTTGACCTTAGAGGCCGCCACGCTCTGCGGCTGGGTCAACGGTACCGCCGGGGGTCCGCTGGGGCCCATGCCGGTCGGGTGCGTATGCAGGTCGTAGTCGGTCTTGATCTGGTTCAGCTCACCGAGGACCAGCTGGGCGAGTGCCACGAAGTCCGCGCCGCTGCCGAGATTGAGCTCGGTGAGTTCTCCGTTGAAGAACGCGGTCGCGATGGGCTTCTGCGGGTCGCCGCCTTCGAACTGGAGCTCGACGCGGGCCCCCTTCGGGACCGTCGCGGTGCCAGGGACTCCGAGGCGGATCTTGACTTGGTCGACGCCTGAGCCCTTGAACTGGGCGTCGTCCGGCAGGACCTGCAGGGTGCCATCGCCGTTCTGCTTCACAACTCTGGCCGAGTAGCTCCGCGAGTATCTGATGCGCTTTTCGGCCGGGCCGAGGAATGCCGCCAGCGCCGCCGCTGGGCTGGTCTGGCTGGCCTCCGTGCGGGGCTCGGCTGGGTCCAGGACGTGCGTCACCTGCTCGAGCTGTAGCCCCTGGAAGGTAGCCCCTGGAAGCAGGGACGGCAGGAGCGAAACCGTAACGGTTCCTGTGGCCTGGTCGTCGCTGAGTGTCCGATGCTCGGGCGTTGCCTCTGCCCAGGTCTCGGCCCCTATCCAAATGGTGCCGTCGAGCAGCACGCGCCACGGCATCCCGAGCGCTTCCGCAAGTGCCGAGATAGCCTCTTGGGCCGTGCCCTCGGCGCGTTGCCACGTCGTCAGTGTCCTACCCGTGACGGAGGACGACACGGTCGCGGATAGTGTTTCACCTGACGGCCGCATGATATCAGCCAGGACGGACTCGACCTTCGGGGCCACGTACTGCTTGGCGGGTAGAGCGGTGTCGAGCCCTCCGGCTCCTCCGATCACCAGCCCCGAGACTCGGCTCGACCCCTTGAGCGCCGACCGTCGGCAGTACCCGGAGAACTCGATACCCTCAACGGTGAGGAGAGCGGTTCCCGTGTAGGCCGTCTCCTCACGAAACTCTACCTCTGCCGACCACGCTCCGATTCTGGGGACACGGATGGTTCCGCCCAGAAGTGGAAATTCATTCAGCGTCGAAGGCACTGTAGGAAGCTTTCACTAGGAGTGGCCGTACAATTGGGTCATGACGACCAAACTCTATGTTTTCGTGCTCGCTCTGGCCTGCACCGTGACCGCTTGCGGGTCTGACTCCGAATCCGATCCCGGCTCGGCCGTGTTGGGCTATTCGTACGACTGCTACGGCCGCACCTACGAACTCCCGACCGATGCGACCATCCTGCTGCACGAGTGGTTCTGCCGGGCTCAGGAACCCGACGGTGCCCTGGGTGTCATTGATTGCTGGCAGTCAGCCGAGGACAGAGTCGCGATCGAGGATCCAAGCAATCCCCACGAGCGCCTGACTGGATGCTCCGGCAGCCTGGACCTCGAAAGCCGCTCGGGTGAGGTCTGCACTGTCAGGATCGACTGTCAGGAATAGCCCTTCATGGCGTTGTCGAAGGCGTCCATTCCGCTCAAGCCTGGGGCGCTCGGTGGCCCGATGGGCTGAATGAGGGGCTGCTGGCGGTCGAGCGTCGAGACGTTCTCGCTCTTCTTCGTCGCCGCCTTCTTGACTTCCTTCGGTTTCTCGGCGAATTCTATCCACTTGATCCGCGGATTGAACCCGTCCTTCGCACTCGGAGCCGGGTAGGTGATCTGCTGGATCCGGATGGCCTTGACGCCCTTGAGCTCGGTCGCGGGGTGGATGATCTCCTGCGGGCCCGTGCTCGCCGATGGACTGTTTGGGTCGAGCAGAGCGGCGACTGCCACCCACATCTCGTATTCGGGACAGTCGATCGAGGGGAGCTGAACCAGGATCGAGCCCGTCACGAGGTTTTCGCCGTTGTCCTCGGAATACGCCTTGTTCGACCCCTTCTGCTTCTGCTGGTCAATGTCGCGCCCGCCGCCGTCGATGGATAGCAGGCACTTCCCCGGCAGCCACACGCTACCGATCAGCGGGTTGTTCCAGAGCTCTGCCTTCTGGTCGTAGGTCATCGCGCACTCGCGCCCGCGTTCGTAAGGGTCCGCTGGATCTCAGCCCGGACGCTCGGCATCAGTCGCCCCTTGATGGACTCAGCCAGGGCGTCGGCGTCTTCCTTCGAGGCGTTTCCCTCGACGTTGACCGAGATCGACACCTGAAAGACCTGCTGGTTTCCGCCGCCGTACGCCGTCGCTTGCCGCGCCAGCGGCCCGACCTGAGGCTGGTCAATGCCGACCCGGGAAAGGCCTTCGGCGCCGACCGCCATGGGGAGAGGCTGAGCCGCTGGGCTCCAGTTGTCGTTTGCTGCGCCAGTGGTTGCGGCAGCCGATGCCGTCTGGCCACCGGCGCCAGGTCCACCGAGGAACCCCAGCGCACCGGCCAGTGCCCCTCCGATTCCAGGGATCGCTCCCAGCGCCGTAGTCGCAGACCCTGCCAATGCCCCCAGGATGCCCTGAGACGCGGGCTCCGCCGCTTGGGCAGCGATGGCCGTCCCGCCCGAGAGCGCCAGCCCTGCTGCGCCCTGGGCTGACGACAGCGCGGAATCGTTCGCCGGCTGGATCCCGCCCGTCAGGCTCATGTCGAGAGTCTGCGGGAGGCCGCCCCGGAGGGAATCCAGGTAGGCCCGGGCCGAGCCCTCGCCGAGCTCCACGAATGCGGCCGGCGGGGAATGCCAGCCGATGGCGTTTTTGAGGCTCTGGATTGCCTGCTGCCCGAGGCTCGCGGCACTCGAGATGAGGGACCCGGCGGCCGACCACAAGCCGCCCGTCATGGCGTTGGCCATGCCAGAGCCGATGCTCGAGCAAGTCGCTGAAAGCGTCTCCTGACCGCCCGAGAGCGTGCCCTGCAGTGTGTCCAGCAGCCCGGACGCCATTGCCCCGACGCTCTCGACCAGGGTCGCGGCCCCGCTCGCTAGGCCCCCGGTCAGGAAGTTGACGACCTCGACGCCCGCATCCCATACGGGCTGGCCCACGGCGCCGATGATTCCGTCGACGATCAAACCCGCGTCGGCCTTGAGCTTTTCCAGGATCAGCTCGACGTCGAACAGGTCGAAGTCCTGGTTCTCGGCCCAGAGTTCATACGCCTGCCAACCAGCAGCCGCGAGCCCAGCAATGGCGGCCCCGATGGAAGCGGCGCCCGCGGCTCCGCCGAAGGCAGCCAGCGTCCCTCCGCCAGCTACGGCCCCAGTCCCCGCGGCGCCCGCGCCTGCCCCGGTAACCCCAGTCGCGGCCGTGCTGGCCGCTGTCGTCGCTGTGCCCGCCGCAGTACCACCCGCTGAAGCCGCCGCCTCAGCCGCCGCGAATGCCACCCTGGCAGCCTTGGCAGCCGTCGCGGCTTTGCCGACGTTCAGGAACCCGGCGACCATCTTGGCCGTCTCGGCCACGGTCTTGACCGCATTGACCGTCGCGGCCACGCCAATTGCCCCGATGGCCACCACGACGGCACCAGAGACCCCGATGAACGTCCACTTCAGAGCCGTCCAGTGGTCGTCGATGAACTCGGCGACGTCTAGGATCTTGTCCAAGAAGTCGTCGAGTCCGGCAGCCATGTCCGTGATGCTGCCCGTTACGCCCTCGGCGCCGTCGTCAAGTAGCTGCTCGATCCGGGGCCAGGCCTTCTCGAGCGAGGACGCCAGGCTGGCGAAGGCCTCGCCGACTGACCGCGCCATATCCTCGAGGCGCCCGCTCGCCACCCAGTCCAACATGTTTCCGAGCAAGGACTGGATGTCGGGGATGGCGGACTCGACTCCGCCGAGCAGGGCCTCGAACGACGACCCTATGGCGTCTGTCGCTGCCTCGATTTTGCCGCTCTTCTGGAGCTCTCCGAACGCCTCACCCGCGCGCGTCGCTAGCTTGTTGAAGGTCGGCAGCAGCCGCTCACCCATGCTGAGGATCCAATCCTCTGACCCGCTCTTGGCGAGCCGCATCATGCCGCGCAGCGTGGTGCCGACTTCGCGTGCCGTGGCCTGGCCGGCCTCGGATGCGCCGACCATTTCGAGGGCCGCCGCCTGAATGGCCGCGATGCCGATGTCGGCCGAAATCTTGCCGGTCTCCTGAAGCTTCCGGACTTCATCGACCGACTTCCCCGTGGACTTCGCCAACTGGGCGTAGATGGCGCCCTGCCCGATGCCGACGCCCTCGGCGATCTGCATCATCTCCTCAGCAGAGAGCTTGCCCTTCGCCTTGATCTGGGCCGTCGCGCGGTAGAAGTTCGAAATCGCTTCGTCGCTCGAGCCGACGACCGTCTGCAGGTCGGCCCCGAGCTTGATCATGGTCTCGGCTTCTTGAGCGCCAAACTTCTGGGCGCGCAGCCCCTTGTAGGCGTCGATCGAGTCCCGCACCGAAAGCCCGAGCGAGACGGTTGTTTCACGGAGGCGCGCGAACTCCGCTTCACCGGTCCCGATGCTGCCGCCCAGTACCTCAAGGGACGACTTCGTATCCTCTCCCCAGGTGGCGGCCGCAAACGCTGATTGCCCGAGGCTCAGGACCGCTTGCCCCGCGCCCTCGGCGATCCGGAACACGCTACTGACAATCGTCGTCGAGGCATTCAGGATACCGCGGGCGAGGCCCTGCCAAAACGACGCTTGCAGCAGAGAGCCCGTCATGCTCGTTTGCGAAGCACGTTGAGCCGACGACAGCGCGCCACCGTTGCGCTCGAACTCTTGGCTTGCCCTGCGGGTGGCAGCGGCGAGCTCGATATCTTCCGCCGTCAGCTTGCGCGTGCCCGAAGCTGCCTCGCGTAGCGCTGACCCCGTGCGCTGCTGCATCGACTCTAGTCGCTTCGCCGCCGCCAGCGAATCCAGCTGAGCATCCGTAAGCCGATCGAAAGCGGCGGCAGCGTTGCGCCCAGGACCACTCATGTGGTCGATGAACTGCAGGGTCCACTCGAGGCTATTCACTTGGTCATCCGCCTAAGGCTCTTCGAACAACCGACATCCACCGAACGAGAAAAAGCGCACCAAGCTCGGTTTGCTCGGTGCGCTCTCTTCCCAACATGGCCAGCATTGCTCCGGCTGCAATCAGGTCGTCTTGTTCGGCTTCTTCTGCGCTTTTCCCAGTTTCTTGATGCTCCCGCCGAGCATCTGCTCAGCCTCGCGCGATGCCGCCAGGGCCAGCGCCGGGTACTTCTTCAGGATGGCTTTGGCCGCCGGCCTCTCCGGATGCACCGTGCAATCCAGGATGAACGTGACGTTCAGGTCGTGCTGACTGACGTCGCCGCTCACCATCGCTTTGCGCGACGCATCGAAGAATCCCTGATAGACCAGGGTGGCGTTCTGCGGAGGGGCGATGATGAGGAGTTCGCCCTCCGGTGACTCAAAAGCCTCGGCTCTGCCGCCGTGCTCCGCGTCGACACGTGCAAAGATCTGCTCGTTGGTTTCCGCTGTAGCGTTTGCCATGGTTCCCTACTCCGTTGCTATCCCGGGACCTTCCCGGGGGTAGACTGGCCCGACGGATCGTCAGGCGTTCAGCTTGTTGTTGTACCCGTCGACGCCATCGAAGAAGATGGTTCCGAGCACGAACATCTCGACCGCGACCTTGTTGGGGTCGGTGCCAGAGCTCGAACTGAAGCTCCGCTTCTGCCACTGGCAGTCGGGAATCGTGTCCTGGTGCTTCGGTTCCCCGACGTTCCAGTACTGGACGACAGTCTGGAAATGGGTGCCATACCAGGGGAGATCACGCCCAGCAAACCAACCTTGCAACGCATCGAACATGGTGCGGAGAAAGGAGCCGGAAAGGTTCGCGTCGTATTCGCCCTCGGTGCCCTGGGTCGCGACTCGCTCGGCCCCGCGTTGCTTCGACCGAGAAACACCGTCGTCGTACGCGATATCGGTGAAGGCCTTCATCTGGCCAGTGGCTTCGCCGAGGGCGACGAATTCGAGGCTCAGTGAGCCGTGGTCGTATGCGATTCCGTTGACGACTACACCAGCCATTAGACGCTCCTAGCGAAGCCCAGGGTGGACACGAATCCCTCGATGGGGACGAGCGGCACGGCCTGGGTGGTTGTGACCAGTTGCCTAGTCGAGAGGAAGTTGTTGGTCCGGCTGATCGTGTAGCTCAGTCCGGAGACGTACCCATTGCCACCCTCGACGTTCTTCGGGTCGCGGATGGCTGTCTTGAGCTGGCCCTGGATCGCGGACTCGACGCGCAGCGCGCTACCCTCCGTGACCTGTCCGGAGCCGTCGACCTTCGACTCGAGCTTCGCCAGCACCCAGGGGAACTGGGCGAGGTACTGGACGCGCGCGATCTTGTCCATCGTGCAGCCCCAGTCCCAATAGAGGTAGTCGGACCCCATGCCGGACTTGAGATAGCCGTTGGTCGCGTAGATCCCGCTGGCACCGATGAACGTCCGGGCCGTGTTGATCTTGTCCTCTTCGATGAACGCAGGGGTTCCGTCGCCCTCGTCGTGGGTGATATAGCTCACGCCGCGGAGCCCGCCCGACAGGACGCGCCCGAGGTTTTGACTGATGTCGACCTGTGCAGCATCCGCCGCGCGTTCCGCGAAGTTCACGAGCAGAGGAAGCTTTGGGGTTGACCGCCCAAGCTGCGGGACCTTCGATGCCGTGTAGGCGTAGCCGTAGACCACGCCAACCCGATTCGAGCTGAAGGCCACGAGCCCGGTCTTGACGTTGGACGCGGTGTCGGGGCTGCCGGCGTCCATGAGGGCGCGCCCGAAATAGAACAGGTCCTCGAGATCGTCCATCTCGGTCTCGACGGCTGCCGCCATCGTGGCCGCGTCTGCGCCGGAGTTGTTAACGCCCGTGCAGAAAACCTGGTCGAAGTAGAGGTTCCCGAGCTGCGCCGGCAGCGCGCCCATGGCGGTCGTGAAGTTGGCCGCCGTGTAGTGCGGGGCAGTCGTGGCGAAGGTGTGAACGTCGCCGTCCTGGAAGAACACCGCGCCTGCTCCTGGGACGAATGTCAGCGTGATTCCGGTGGCTCCGAGGACGTACGTCGCGCCAGTCGGAACCACGATCTCCGGGGACCACCCGCTACCCAGTACTGACTGCGCCTTGAGCAGAGCATTGTACTCGAGTCTGTAGCGAAACCTCGCTGCCCCTAGCGTTCCGGTTGCGGTGATCTCGATCGCCACCTGATGCTCGTTGGTCGCGGTTCCTGCAACCGTGATAGTCCCGGTCGATGTCCCGACCCGTACTGGAGTCACGGCACCCGCTGCCCCAGCGACTCCATCGGTCGCCTCGAGGTACAGGCAGCCGCCCTTGTCGGCCAAGATCGCCGCCAAGTCCACGCCCGGGCCTACACCCAGGGTTGCGATGGCATCGACTGAGCTGCCAAGCTGGTACATCGTATTGGCCACGCCAGACGATGAGCAGCCGACCACCAGCGGAAAGCGGGTGTTGGGGACGGCCAGGCCAATGCCGCCGTCCTGGAACGTGAAAGATTGTCCAGGGGGATACGTCACAGAATCACCTCGTGTTGATGCTGACTACTGGCCGTCGTGGTGGGTCTCACGCCTTGCGCGTCTCGAGCTTCGGCGCGTACTTCGACAAGGCCCCCACATGGGGCGTGTAGGCCGATACTCCCGGGATCAGGTTGCGTCCGTGGGGGACACGCTTCGGGGGAGCCTCCGGAGGTTTCGGGTCGATCTTCTCTGCCGACACAGCCACCAGCGCAGCCTCGTAGTCAGCTCGGCTGATCCAAACCTCTTGTCCGCCCGTCGAGAGCTCATGCGCTGCCCAGCCGTGGAGCTGCGAAGCGGCCTGATGCTGCCAGCAATACTTGAGCTCGGGGCGTCCAGTGACGGGCCCGCCGAAGTTGATCCGCTTGACTCGGATCGTGGCCTTGCCCGTCTGGTAGGCGTGCCAGCTTGGGGGCGCCGACTCGATGCTCGGGGGCTTTCCACCGGGGGTGGCTGGTGATTGGGGAGCGGGGGCAGCGACCGGTTCGACCGACGTCTCGTTGCGGGTGTCTCTTGCCATGATGGGATGGTCCTCAGGGTGTTGGTGCGGGCTCGGTCCAGGGCCCTTCGCCGCCGACCGTGCTAACGAATTCCTTGACCGTGACCTCTGCCGTTGGGTCGGTCGGAATCCAGGTTCCAATTTGCTGGACGGTGTCGGGGATCACAAACTCGACGCCGAGTGTGATGGTGATCTTCCTCGCCAGTCGCCCGTCGTGACTCACGTCCTTGACGTTCTGTCCGCCTTGGATCGGCCACACGACGCGCGTCGGACTTTCGGCCGCTAGAATGGCCTGGATCAGATTGACGAGCAGCGCCCTGCAGTCGGCCATGGTTGCCGCGATGAGGTCAACCTGCTGCGTGATGATGCAGGACCCGATTCCGTCGCGGCCTTTGCTGTCACGCGACAGGCTGTAGGTCGAGCTGTACTCCGGAGTCTCGCCCCAGATGACGCGGGGAATCGACACCGCGCGTGCCGTACTGCCCAGGTGGCTGTATCCGATCGAGACGGCTTCGTCGGCAGCAGGAAACCGCTCACTCATGCGAGCGTTGAGCTTCGTCTGGACCGTGTCGATCCAGGTTTCGAGGTCGAGAGGCCCGCTCATTTGAAGTACTGCCGCATCGCCTCGTCAGCCGATGCCATTATTTCTCGACGCCACGTTTCGGGAAGACTTCCCTCGGGGAGCAGAGGTCTTGGCGGTGAACCCTTCACGGAGCGGAAAGCGAACTGCTTCGTTCCCTTGCCCTTCTTCGAGCCCTTGAATCCCTTGGCGCCACGAACACTGAAGGCCAGCACTTTGGCGACCTTGGGTCTGATGGGTCTTCCTGTGGGTCCGTAGATCCCGGTGCCGCCGTGGAAGAAGGTCGCGTAGTGCTTGCCGAACGCGACGGTGAATCCGGACTTGCCGAGCTTCGACAGGTGCAGGCTCTGCACCATGCCGCCCGTGTTCTTCCCGATCTTGCCGGCCCGAAGCACGAGCTTCGGCCAGGATTTGCCGTAGGGGTCCTGCTCGTTCGATACGCCTTCCTTGACGAGATCGAGGATGGCTTCTGCGCAGTTCTGGCTGATGGCGCTTTGAATCTGTGCCGTTGCCGCAAGAGCCTTGAGTTTGAGCCCGATCGACCGCAGGTTACCTTGGCCTCCCTTGAGGCTGAGCATCAGGGTAGCGCGTTCGACCAGGTTCTCTGCGCGTCGCCGTAGACGGCCCCGCCGCCGAACCCTTCAGGGTCTGGGTCGACCACGTCCTCGGAGTCGGTGAAGGTGACGTCCGGGACGGCCCTGCCTGCCGCAACGTCGAGGAACCACTTGCGGGCTCGGTCTGCCGCTGCCAGAAGCAGCGCCGTCGCTTCCTCGTCCGGGTGCGGACCAGTGTCGCTCGTGATGATGTCGACGACCGTAATCTGCGCCACGGCCAGGGCCACATCTTGACCGACTGCAAGGATCGGCAGCAGCCCAGCCTTCGCCAGGTACCCGCGCGCGTACGCGGACACGCTCGCCAGGTGCAGGAGTCGCTCGGACGTCGTGACGGCCGTCGTCAGAATGTCGGCTGCCCCGCCCAGCGCAACGAGTTCGGTCAGGGAACAGAACGTTTGCTTGGCCACAGCCGAAGCCGAGAACGTTGCCGGGCCAGTCACTATGGTCCAGCGGCACCGGAGGTAGCGTTTGCAGTCGCCGAACCGGAGCTCCTGAACTCCCGCCGAGGTGGCGGCCACGAAGGTCCCGAGGTTGTCCCACGAGACCCCGTCGGAAGACGTGTCGACCAGCACCGTCAGGGTACCGGTGACGGCCGACACCCCAAGCGTCACGACCGCAGCTCGGCGCAGCGTCACCGAGTCCGATTGCAGGTCGAGTGCCGACCCACTTCCGGAAACGGTTTCTGCTCCGCTGGCGTGCAGCGTGACGCTCAGATCTTCGCCCATGGGATCAGCTATGGTTCGCCGTGAGGTACAGCCAAATCTTGGTAGTGCCCACGAATGCGGTGATGGACTTGATGTCGCCGAGCCACTGCATGCCCGATGTGCTGTTGCACGGTAGAACGTGCGCTGTTGCTGCCGCTGCCCCGGGCGTGAGCATCGTCACAGCCACTGTTCCTGCATCCTCTGCGCGGAAGCCCTGGCACCGTAGGTGATGCGGCTTGAACCCTGAGTCCACGACGAACGGCAGGTCGGCCACCTGAAGAAGCTTCAGTTGCTCGGGAACGGTTGCGCCGATCATGGCTTAGACCGCGATTGAGTAGTCGAGCCAGGCGTCCAGCAGAATGAAGTCGTCGCCGTCCAGTGCCGCGTCCGGGACGATCGTGATTGATGCGTTGCTACCAGCTGGCAAAGCTCCTGCCGCAACCGCCAGCGACTCTGTGGTGATGATGGTGGTTGCTCCATTGAACGCAGTCGTTGACCCGCCAACGTTCGTGCCAGCTGTATGTGCCTCTGCATTCTCGTGGTTGTAGATGGCCACCGTCAGCACCATCGCAGCATCGGCAGCCCCAACTCGGAGCCCTCTGCAGTAAAGCGTCATGGCTACGGCGTCGTCTGCGTCCTCTGGAATATGGACGCTCGCAGCTAGAGTTGCCCTCGGCGCCGTGTCGTTGTTCCACCGGATCCCGAATGCCTCCGAATCGGACAGATAGAAACCGTCCGTCGTGTTGTCGAGAAACACGCCGACTGCAGCCCCGGAGCTTCGCTGGAACGCTCCGAGCGGAAGGTCAATGCGACCGGTACTCCTATTGGCTACTACCAGCGCGTCTCGCGCGCGGATTGCGGCTCGCTCAGCGTCGCTGTCCTCAGGCAGGAATCGATCGGTGCCGTCTTCATGGATGTAGCTCGTCATCGTTCTTCACTCCATGGCTGCCAGGACGGCGGCCGCTTGCGAGGTCGACAGACCCGCTTTCGTCAGTTCCGTTGTGTCCGCGCCCTCGATCTCTTCGAGGACGAGATACCCGGCAGCCGTCAGGGCCGCGCGAGCAGGGAAGGTGGTGGGGATCGTGGTGCCTGGCAGCAGACGGCGCTTGCCGTCCCATGCCAGGTACATGTTGTCGTTGATGCCGTAGAAGTAGGCGTACCGAAGAAATGCGTAACGCCGATGCGTCGCGACCTTCTGATCAGCCACGGTGCTTACGCGGCGGCTGCTGCGGAGGCGTCTTGTTCTGCCAAGAAGGCGCGGGCCGTGCCTGGTACACGTCGGGCGCTGGAGGATCTGACGCCGCAACAGGAGGCTCGGGTTCCGCTGCCCGCTCCGGAGCCTTCACTGGCTCGGGGACTGGCGGAGCCGTCAGCTCGGCGAGATCTTGCGTCAGCCGAGCATTCTCTGCCCGCAGCTTCACGCATTCCGCCCGAAGGCTCTCGATGTGCTCCTGCGGAGTCCGCGCTCGCGGCTTCGATGGCTCGACGGGTTGATGTAGTCGCCGCTCACGCAGCCTTGCAGACGTCAGTCCCATGATGGGGTGCTCCGGTGGGGGTAGGAGAGCGGGGGCCCCGAAGGGCCCCCTGATGGCTGCCAGACAGATCTGGCAAGTTCGTCTCGGTAGAGCCCGGGCTTACAGAGCCCAGTCGCCGCCGATGAAGCCGTGAACGTTGCTCGTGAACCGGAGCACGCCGGGGCGGGTTCCGCCAACACGACGACGGTACACGATGGGAGCGCCGTACAGATGCATGGCGCCGATCGTGGTGTCCTCGAGGATGTCGCGGTCGGTCTCGAGACCCAGGGCGGCCTCGTTGTACCAGTACGCGCCTGCTCCCGGGAGCCAGATCTGCGACTCACAGGACAGGATGGCGGTGGACCGGTAGAACTCTCCGTCGACCAGGTCATCGCCCGCGCCGGACGTGAACGTCACCGAGACGCCCGTCTTGCCGTTGTTGCCGACCAGGCTGTCAACTGCCGTGTCCTCGAGGGAGGTCGCGACGCCCGTCGCCGAAGTCGTGATCGCTGCGCTCCAGGTGTTGCCGGCATCGGTCGAGAACCGGATCGTGGCGGTACCGCACTCGCCGGTGCTGATGACCTCGAGTGCCAACTGCCACGGGCCCATCTGGGTGGCGTCCGTGACGGCGATGGTGAACGTCGCGCTGCCGGTGCCCGCAGCGACTCCCAGAAGGGTCGAGTACGGACCGACCATGGTGTCCATCGTGGAGCCGTCAAGCGGCATCCGATCGGACTTGATGATCGGAATCCCCGCAATCCGCTGCACCGTGCCATCCTGCTGGCTGGTGAGCAGGGGACGCCCGAGCGCGTCGGTCTGGTTCGCCCAGTCCGCAGCCACGAGACTGTGGACCGAGACGGCCACGATGTCCTGGTCTTCGTCGCCGAGCTTCACGGACTTGCCCGTGATGAGGTCGGAGTACGTCAGGTAGTGCGGGACAGTCGCGCTAAAGAGAGCGCGGACCAGCGGCGATCCATGGGCGGTCGTCAGCATCAGACGGTCGATTGCGCGCTGTGCGCTGCGGCCGGCCTGCTCTGACGCCACCTGAAACGGGTCATCGGTGCCGTTGACGACCGCGAGGCCTTGTGCCCACCGTGAGGTCTCGAACGCCAACGAGGCTCGCGCCACGGTTGCGTCCTCGTACGTCATGCCGAGCTTTTGGGGCGTGGGACTCTGCGACTCCGTCCGCACCTCGAACTCACCGAGGCTTCCCCAGTAGGGGACTCGGACTGTCTTGCCGATCGCGTCGCGCCCGCTCTCTGGCATCGTGCCGTTGACGACGACTGCGCCGCTCGACACGAGCACCGTTCCCAACAGGCCCATTTTGCCCTTGAGAACGCTTCGGACTTCCTGAGTCAGGATCTCTCTGCCGAGTTCCAGATCAGTGCTTTGCGTAACTGCCATTGCTCGCTAGCTCCTGTGTGTGTTGGTTAGCGAGCGCACTCGCGCATCGCGTTGAAGAGGTCGAGGTTTTCGCGCCCGAGCTGGTATCGCTCCAGCGGCTTCATTTGCTCCCAGGTCTTGCCGTTCCACGTCGGGAGAACGTCGGGGTTGCTTCCGCGTGCGGGCTCACGGATACCGGTCTTGCCGATCACGCGAGGCGCGCTCTTCTCGAAGTGCTCGAGGGCCGCGGTGCTCATCGCGGGGAAGACGCTGATCTCCATGGCAGGCGTGCACTTGCCGTCGGCCTTGATGCGGCCGATGATGTCGGCGCGCTTCTGGTCCTCGGCTGCTTTTTCGAGGCCCTCAACGCGAGCCGCCAGAGCCCGGCTGTTGTCGAGCGCGGCGACTCCGGCCGTGATGAGCCCGACGCCCTCTTCGACGGTCGTGACGCCAGCGGATTGCAGTAGGGCGTTCCGCTGCGCGATGGCTTCGTTTCGTTCCTTGACCGTTCGCTCAACGGCCGCCAGCACGGCGGGACCGTCTGCTTCTGCCCCGAGTTGAAGTGCCGAGGCGATTGCTCTCATGTCCATGGCTACCTTTCGCCCGGGCGTAGCCGGGGCTTGAGTTGGCAGCATCGCCACCAGTGGCAATTGCTGCTGTACAGGTTTGGGTTCGACCGGCGGCAGCTCGATGGGAGCCGCTGGCTCGGCCGGAATGGGTGCGACGACGGCTACCGCTGCGGCGACTGCTTCCGGGACTGGCGGCAGTTCATCCGCCCAGCGGTAGATCCCCTTCGCTTCGTCTAGCCAACTCCAGGCCTTCGCTGCGGCCTTCGCTCCAGCTGCCGTAACCTCGTCAACGAACCCGCGTTCTTTGGCGGTCTCGGCGCTCATGAAGGTTTCATCCGCCATCCACTGGCGGATCTCGTCCTCGTCGCGCTTCGTCGCCGTCACGTAGATCGATGCGATGTTGCCGTTGATGACGTCGACGTGCTCAGCAAGAGAGCGAAGCTTTCCGGCCGACACGAAGCCCATGATCGGCACCTTCGCCTCGTGAATCATCATCTCGGCGTTGTTCGCCATGCGGCGGACGTCGCCCGCTTGCGCGATGACAGAGGCCATGGACGAAGCGTTGCCGTCGATGTCCACTTCAACCCGCGCCGGATGCTCGCGCAGCGCGTTGTAGATGGCGAAACCGTCGGTCGTGATTCCGCCGGGCGAGTTGATGCGCAGGTTGATGACGTCGATCTCGCCAGCCTTCTTCAGCTCCCCGCGGAGCTGCTTGGCCGTGAAACCGTCGCCCCAGCCGGTATCGCCGATCTCGTCGTAGATCAGCACCTGCAGGGTGCGCGGCTTGCTCTTCTCCGCTCTCGCCGCGAAGGCAAGCACAGGGGACTTGGTCATTGTGTCCTCGCTCAGTAGACGCGCTCAGCGCCTGTGATTGATGGGCTCGACTTCGCTGGCTCAGGCTCTGGTCCGGATGAGATTCTCACTCGGTGAATTCGAGCCATGTCGGTCAGCCACCGCGCGACTTGCTGCTCGTCGTCCTGGTCGAGCTCTGTGATCTCAGCCGGTACCGGGCCGACCCTCACGTCTACGCCAATCTTCAGGTCTGCGCGTAGCGCATTGGCGAACGCAGACGACCCGCGCACCTTCACTCCGAGGTCCACTTCGGTGCCGTCGCTGAACGTCCACGTCACGCCATTTGCCCTAGAATGAACCAGAAATACTCGGGGTCGTTGGCCAGGAGTCGCGCACCGTAGTTCTCGAACATCAACTGAAGACCCATCGAGGTGATCTCGCTGTATGGGCCCGAGTATTGTTTGCCCATGTAGGGCTCGATAAAGCTGTCCTCGACCGCCACCTCGCTGGCCTCGTAGCCTTTGTTTCCGTAGATTTCGGCCAGTCTCTTGGGCGACTTTCCTGCGGTTCTCGCCGCCAAGAAACGTTTCGCTCTCCTACCTACTGCCGGGTTATCCTCTTCGAGCTTGTGCCCCCACTCATGGACCAAAGAACTGCTTTGCGCCCACTCAATGATATCTGGTCGGTAGGATGAGCGACCCGTGGTGTATTGGACCCTCTGTGGCCTCACAGAGACATTCGCGCCCAGGGACTTACGGAGCCATCTAAGTGACTCTCCTGCGGCCGCTTCTCTCGCCGCTCGCTGCCTCTGGCTCGGATTGTCGTTGTCCGCTACAGTCACGCCAGGGATAGCGTTCCCTGCGGTACGCTGGTGTTCCTTCAGCGCCGAGACGGCGCGCAGCGTCTCGCGCGCTGCCGTGGCGTCAGCGAGTCGCTCGATGTCGTTCTTCGAGTTTTTGATAACGGCATCAAGCCCGTCAAGTAGGTCACCAACGGTCTTGGCTTTCGGGACCAGCCCACGCGCTTTCTTGAGCTGTGACTGGGCCCGCTGGTCTGCTAGGTGCTGCACCTGATTGAACCCACCCGCGAGCGCGTCTAGCTGCAGCGATCGCCCCCGCTCTTCCGCAGCTCGGCCATAGGCCATCGTCTCGGCGACTTCTCGGGGATACTTCTTCTCGAATTCCTTGACCCAGAACTCGGGCTGTGTTCGCGCGGGTCCCTCGGTTGGTTTGAGCGTCTTCGGCCTGAGCTTCTTTTCCTTGAGCTTCGCCTTTGCCGCGAGAGCGGTGTCGTACTTGGCGTAGTCCGGCTTGAGCCGCGTCGTCAGGATGTTGCCCATCGTGGGCTTGACGCCGAATCCTTCAGCGGCCGTAGTCTTCGGTGGAGCCTTGCCCCAGTCCTTCTGCCGGCGCGCCTGCTCCTCTCGCATGGCCCGGAGATTCGAGCGGCACTGCTGGTGCAGCGGCGGGGTGTGGTCGTTGAGCCAGGGGTCGTCGAATCGAACGATGGTGCCGCCTGCGGCCTCGCAGATGTCGGACTCGCGAGCGTCCCTTGTGTCGTCAAACAGCCGCCACGGGCGAACCGCCGAGACGACCGGCGAGTCCATCTGGAGCTGGCGGCCCCGTGAGAACGCCGAGGCCGTGTTGGTCCGGAATATGACCTCAATTCTGTTCGCCGGGTTTCCGACGCTGCCCTTCCACGCGGCCTTGAGCTTGTCGCCGATTTCAGCCGAGAATTGCCGTAGGTCCTGCCCCGACTCGATGGCCTTGTCGATCGCGCCGAGCACCGACTGGACCACGTCCATCTGGGCGACGTGGCTGACCGTGAAGGCCTTGTCCCGCGCCACCGCGTCGAGCGCGTAGAACATCCGGGCCGACATCGGCGTGCGGGCCCGGAACCACTCGAGGGCCTCCTCGAATTTGTCGGGGTCGTCGGAGACTTTCCAGGCCACTCACAGCACCGCCCACAGTCCGAGGATGAGCACAGAGCACCCGTAGGTGATCGCGATCCAAAACCAGAAGCGCTCCTCGGGAGTCATTCAGCTGTCGCTAGGCTCCGGGCATTGGCACTGGCGGCACCGCGCTCACCTGCGCGTCGGCTTGGATCTGCTTCAGGAACCCAACGACTTCGAGCGCGGTGATCCTTTCCTGATCGAACAACCACTTGCTCGCGTCCTCAATGACCGCAGCTCGATGGTTCTCGAATCCAAGTTCGAGAGCCTCGGCGAGAATGGTCTCGTGACTGTGCTCCTGGTTGAACGGCCTGGTTTTCTTCGCAAGATCTCCAAAGTCCTTGAGACTCAAGTGACCAAGACCACCTTGGGTGATTGCCAGAGCCGTCTTGACATTCAAATACAGATCGAGCATTTTCATCGGATCCTACTCCGTTGTTCGGTTGCCCTTATTCTCGCGGCTCCGGAACATCCCTTCAGCGGTAGCTAGCCGCCTACAACTTGGGGTACCCTGGATGCTCCGGGCCTTGAGTCCTAGATCTCAGCCGTCACCGAGTACGCACCAGCCATGCTGGCCAGCATCTCAACGCGCTGCACCGTGTCGGCGAAGACCAGCGGGTCGAGTTCATCGTACTGCTCGAGCACGGCGGCCCGGAGCCGCTTCAGCGCTGCGACCCTCTGCTCCTCGGTCTCGGCTTCCTCTGCACCTGTCTTCTTCACGAGGGCCACGAGGTCGTCGACCGACGGACGCAAAACCTTGGAGGCGTCAGCGATGGCGTTCTCCTGCAGGCCGTCGATGTAGTCGTTTCCCTGCTCGAGGGCCTTGTCGGCGTCCTTCTCGGCACGCGCTGCGAGCGCATGGGTAGACGAAAGGCTGAATGGTCTCATGGCTTGAGCTCCAGGGTCTCCGGGGCCTGCCTGCTGCGGAACCGGTATGACGTCGCCGCCCTTAATAGGTGGAAGCCGCAGCCACCTCGTCCGGGCCTCATTGATGGTCAGCAACCCAAAGGTCAGGTGGTACTGGAAGAGCTGCGCCTGCTGGACGTCGGCCGCTGCCTTGACGTCGATCGGGATATCGTACTTCGTCCCGACCTGCTCCAGGTCGAGAGGCACGTTGGCGTTGGTGAACGAGCCAATGGCAGAAGCCACGATGGCGAGCCTGTCGGCCTCCGCCTTCGCGTCAGACGGGGGAGTTGTGTCGTACTTTGCCCACGGAGTCCGGACGTTGCCGAAGTTGTAGTCGGTCCACCACGGCAGCAGCTGCTCATGGGTGGATGTCGTCATCCACTCGGCGACGGCGCGGATTCTGTCCTGCTTCACCAGGTTGTGGATCGACGTCGAGGCATACGCTCCGGCCGTGACCTCGGTGCTCAGGTTCTGACCGAGCATCGTGATGGCGTAGGCCGTGTTCGTGAGATTGATCTGCCGCTCGTAGACGTCACTCGACTTGCCGGTGCTCTCCAGGAGCGATGCCCGGTATCCGTCTGGAAGCTTGATGGTGCCCGACCTTCCAATCGAGTTGATCTCGGCGGCAAGCTTCCGGCCCTCTTCGTTTGTCAGCATCGGGCAGACGAGTTCACCCCCGGGGTCGACGGTGAAGTCCGATCGCTCGATGATGCGTTTTGCCTGCGTGTGCTTGTCGCTGTCGTCGGGCCAATCGACGAGCGCCAGCTGCTTGAGCAGCCAGAGCCGGGAAAGCCCACGCCACGGCGCGACATGCCAGCCTTTCGTCTTGCGGTACGCTGTAAAGATGAGCCAGGTGCCATCGTTTCCCTTGGTTTTGACGACGCCCGTCGCAGTCGTGATCTCCCACTCTGACGTGTCCTCGTTCCAGTGCGCCCACCGAGGGGACCAGACATCGACGACCGGGAACACGCGCCCCGTCTCGTCGTCCGTCTTCCACTCCGTGACGCAGCAGACCGCGACCCCGAGCAGCCGACCCCAAACCACAATCTCGGCTTGCGTGCTCTCCGGAAGAAGCTGCCACCAGTCGCCCTCTTTCAGAGCCTGGCACGCCGGGTCTGACTCTGGATCGACGCCTCTGCTCCCCGGCTCGAACAACATGGGCAGCGAGCACACTCCGCCCAGGGTTTCCGTAACGCCCCGGAGCCGGTCGTCGCCCAGCATGGTGGTGACGAGGTCCGCGGCAAGCATCAGATAGCCGCCATCTGACTGCCGCTCGGCTGAGCGGATCAGCGACGGAGTCCACCCGACGGTCGTCCTTGACTTGGGCTCCCGGAACGACGCAACAGCGCCAGCGCGGCGCTTCGCTGGTTTCTTGGTCTCGGTGTCGTCCGGCATCAGACTACTCGGTCGTTGCCGCGACTTGGAGCCGCTGCGCTGCCGCCAACGTCGACCGGTCTCCTAGCCATTCGTTCGAGCGCATCGAACCCGTTGCCGAGCGCGTCCACGTCGTCGTCATGCTCTTTGCCGTTGCCGGTGAAGTCTCGGACGATGTCGAGGAAAGGAATCACCCAAGACTCCTCGGCCGGAAAAGTCTCGATGTCTGGGAGCAAGACGCGGCCGTCGTTCCATGCCGCTGCAACACCCGTGGCGCTAACGAGCTTGTCTCCGGGTGGGTTCAGAACCTTGATGGTTGACCGCTCGGGACTCTTGCCATCCCACAAAACGCGGTTCAGGAACTGTGCTGACCCCTTCTCCATGCCGACTGCCCGCCAGATCATCTTAAAGTCAGGCCGCTTGACGTGGCGAGCCTTCAGCGTGAGGGCATAATCAGGGGCCTCGATCTGAGCTCGGTCGACGTGCACGACGTAGTAGAGCGGCTCCTGGCCCTTGCGCTCTTCGCGCCAGAGCTCGACGCACACCGACCAGTCTGAACTTGTCTTCGCTGTGCACGCGAGATCTAAGCCGTAGATTCCGCTGTAGACCGTCGGAAGCTTGGTGTACCAGGTGGGCTCGTGGAAGATCTTGCCGCCCAATGGGCGCGGGTGGCCCTGAAAGAGGGCTTGCCAAGTGAACTCGAGCGTGCGAGCCCGTTTCTTTGCCAGTTCTTGGGCGGGCCACTTCTCGGGAAAGAGGGCTTCGCCGACAGCGCGAC